TTCGATTGAGAAAGGGTTCAACAATATCGAAAAAGAGGTTACCTCCGCCGCGAACACGATCAAGACGTTTTATCAGGTATCGAAAAATATCCCTGGTATCGGCAATCAGATCAAAGAATACGAAGAATACGGAAAGCAGATTGCTACTACTGCGGCAAAACTTCCCGAAGTTGCAGCAGGTATTAAACAGAACTCGACTGCGGCAGGAATTCTCAATACAGCGCTATCCGGTGCAGCTACTACAGCTAACAGTGTCGTAACGAATCTGGCCAAAGTCGGGTTCGCTCTGTTCGCAGTCCGTGAAGGCGTACAGCTTCTCCAAGCTGCGTACACAAGTCTATTCAATCAAACAATCGGGCGCGAGATCCAACTTCGTGAAACCCTTCTCCGCACTCAAACCACTCTCGCATCGACCAACAAGGTCTTGCGTGACGGGCGCGAGATTGTCGATCCTTACGAAAAGATCGTAGCTCTCACAGGAGCGATCGGTGATCGCATCGACAACATCCGCGAGCGGTCAATCGCTCTGGCCGGTGTCACATCAAACCAAGTTATCGAAGTCTTCGGAATCGTCTCATCGCAGATCGGCCAGATCGGCGGTGGTCTGAAAGAAGCTGAAGACCTGGCAATCAGCTTCGCAGCCGCCCTAGGCACATTCGGAATTCCGCTGTTCCAGGCTCAACAAGAGATTGGATCGATCTTCCGTGGTGACATCACTGCGGATTCCTACCTGGCGCGAGCGCTCGGAATCACGAACAAGGACATCATCAAAGCCCGCTCTGAAATCGGTGGCGTAACAAAGTTCCTCGAAGATAAACTCTCCGCCGCTGTCGCTGGGCAACGAATCGCCGCGCAAGGATTCGCAGGTGTCGTCTCCAACATCGTCGATCTTCAGGAACTGGTCGGCCAGAAGTTCGGCGCTGGCCTGCTGGATCCCCTGCTCGAAGGGCTCACCGCCGTGTTCAACGGCCTATTCAGCATCCGTGAGCAGATCTTCGATATTGCCGAAGCAGCAGGCAAAACCGTAGGCAATGTCACCAGGCTCTTAACAGCAGGAGTAGCCGAGCGTACCCCGAGAGCGCAACTCAGTACAAGCGGACTCACAAACGGCGCGGATGCTGTTAAAGATGTATTCGACGCTGTATTTCGCGAAATCAGCGGGATAGCTACTCGGGCTGTTGCCAATCTGTCAAACATTCTGCAAAACGTTATCGGGTCCGTCCAAGAACTAGGAAAAGCACTTGGGCTGGTTGCCGTAGCGTTCGGAAGGCTGAAAGCTGCAGAGCTTGAGAATCTACTGTCTGTTGTTTCAAACTTGAGTTCGCTACTCACTCCAGTCCTGTTTAGTCTGGAACGTATTTTGCAAACATACGCAAGTATTCTAAACCTACCCGCAGTTCAATACTTTGCGCAGATTACCTCTCTCCTCAATCTGCTTAAAGGTCTAGGACTTCAGGCGGCCACAAACATCGTAATGTTCGGACTGTTTGTCAAAACATCAGTTATCCCTGCGCTTGGAGCATTAGGAACAATTCTCGCATCTGTTGTCGTAGGAATTGCTGCGGTTCTTGCGGGAATAGCAAAAATCGGTCTCGCTATGGCCGGACTTGCTGCATCTTTTGTAGGACCAGCAGCCGCATTTCCTGCGCTTGCTGCATTCCTAAAAGAGCTATCTGTTCAACTGACCGCAGCAAGCGTCTCTGCAGAAAAATCAGCGGACAGTGCGAAGAAAGCAAGTGCAGGGTTTATTGCTCTAGGGAACTCAGCTAAAGCGGCTGCACTAGCTTTGGCTGTATCTCTAGGCAAGATCCTACTGATTCAGATTGCAATCACTGTCCTTGTAGATCTGATTGGCAAGTTCCAACGACAGCAGGAGCAGCAACGTGCCAGTAAACAAGCCGAAATTGCACTCAATGATCTCGCGACTAAATATCGAGATGTTGGTGACGAAGCTGACGCAGCAACCAAAGCTGCAAAAGCGTACAGTGAGCAGTTAGTAACGACCGAACTTGACAGATACACTCAAAAACTGACAGAGATTGAGCAAAAGCTCGCGGACGTAAACCGTGAACTTGCTGTTCGTTCAGGGGAGCCATCTGTAGAAGGTCCAGGTGGCGTACCTTCAGGACGTACTGATTTCTTGAGGAATCAACGCGACGTTCTCGAAGCCGAGCGTAAGAAAGCGCTTGATTTTATAAACAAAGCGAACCTCCTCAAAGCTAAAACCGACCTTGAAGAAGAGATTCAGATTCAAGCACAAAAACGCTCAGATCTGCAAAAACAGCTACAAGATGCGGAACGGGAGCATCGGAACGCCATGTTCCAACTCCAGCAACGTGCCGCTCAAATCGCCGTCGAAGCCTTCCAACTCGAAGAGGAAATCCGTATTCGAGCGATCGAACGCGCAAACCGATCACTGCTCGAAGGTCAGGAAGGCGCTTCGCGGATCCTCATGGAAGGGCTCAACGAGTACATCTCCGCTCGCGAGCGCGGCGAGATGGAGATTGAGATCAACAAAAAGAACCTTGCCATCGAAGTTGCCAATCTCGAAAAGTCAATCTCCGACTACCGCTTCCAGCAAGAAAAGCGGATGGCAGAACTGCGCAAGCAGATCGGTGAATACGAAACCAAAGTTGCTGACTATCGAGAGAAAAAAGCAAAAGCTGAAGCTGCTGTACGGGCCAACACAGAAGGTAGCTTCCCTGTCGCCGCACCTGGCGTGAAGCAAGGTTTCCTCGTAGGAAGCACCGGGAGATCCAGCGGCCCCCATCTCGATATTCGAGGCAGTAACAGGGAACTGGTGCTGGCTGAAGCCATGGCCATCATCAAGAAACTACGCGGCACAGTCCCATACATGGAACTGTCCAACATCGGAGCGAATGTTAATCGCGATATGTCTGATCAGGAGTTGCTGAAGCTCCTCCGTAAAGAACAACTGGCGCACGATACCAAACGTGGACGAACCATCGGTGCAAGCCGAGGTGCCGTTGACATCGCCTTACCTGCTGGAACTCTGATTCCAGTTCCAACCACCGGAGTTGGCTGGGATCCCAACGGTGGCGGCTATACCGCTACTTCGATTGCAACAGGAAATCAACTACTCCACGGACTGAAAACCTCCCGCCCAACGAACATGGGCGAATGGAAAGGCCCTGCACCGCCGCCAGGCAAACCGCAGGCCACCCCCGAGAACGTCACTCCTCCCACTCCTCCGAACCTCAATAACATCGCAGGCGCGAATGCCAGCGAACAAGCAGCAGGAGTACGGCGCATCGAAGCGCTGCTTCAGCGTGTCAACATGCTGAAAGCTGAACTTACAAAAGCTGATACATTCGAGAAGTTCGACAATATCGTCAAAAACGCCTTCCCGACGCGTCCGCTGGAGCAGTTCGACACTGAACTGAAAAAAGCTCAGATGAGCCTGGATCTGATCTCGAAAACCACCGCCAAAGCCTACGATCCTGAGAAACAAGCCATCCTTCTTGACATCGCTGCTGAACGGTACGTCTACCAACGCGAAGAGCAACAAGCACTGGAAGCTATTCAGAAGAACACGAAGCTCAACGCAGACGAAAAACTACGTCTCGAAGACGCTCTCAAGAAGCGGGTTCAGGACCGTCTGAAAGAACTCGACAACGAGGAAAAGAAAAAGCTCCAAATTCTCGATATTGAACGACAAACAGCACAGATCGCCCAGATCCGCAGCGATACAAGGTCGCTTCAGTTCAGCACCGCACAAGAAAAACTCGGAATTCAGTTCTCCATGGCCTCAAGCCTGGCGAATATGAACGATCCGCGCGTCGCTCGGCAACTCCAAGCCGAACAGCGAATCGCAGAATATCGCCTTGAACTTGAAAAGAACAGCAAAATCACCAGCGAGGAAGCTCTCAAGGCGCTTCAGGAGTACACCGACGCGCAATATAAAGCCGCTGCCGAACTCGGGGCACTCGACGTGCAAGCGAAAAAGCTCGCTGAAAGCCTTGCGATGGCCGAAGATTTCGCCAGCACCTTCACCGACGGATTCAAAGGTATTTTCAAGGCCGGAATCACCGGAGGGGACATCACAGAAGCAACTGCAGCGTTCGGAAAGGGTCTCACGGACAAAATCGTTGGCTACATCAGCGATTACGCCTTCAAACCGCTCGAAAGTCAGCTTGAAGGCTTCTTCAGGAACCTTTTCAAGGTAGAAGAAACTGCTCAAGACGCTCATACAACCGCAATGCAAGCACATACAGCCGCTCTGCTCAAGGCATCGAACAACATCGTGCCGACAAACGGGCTCTCAGCCTCCTGGAGCGACGGTCCTGGCCTGATCCCGCCCGTGTGGGAAGACTTCGGATTCATGGATTGGGATTCAGCATTCGACGAGACAGCGAAAGCCTTGGAAGGTGTTGGGGCGCTCGCGAATGAAGCCGCTCAAGGTCAAAAAGCGCTCAACACGGTCTATGGCGAAGCTGCTGTCGCCAGCGAAAAAGCGGCCACTGCTGGTATGAATTTCGTCGGCAGTCTCGCTGTAATCGGGACAGGAATCGCCGGTCTGATCGCTGGTATCTCACAGATCAGCAAGGGAGGCAGCGCCAACCTCTTCACCGGCATCGCCTCGATCGCAGGCTCGATCGCGGGTGTTACCGGTGCGTTCGCCACTCCGCGCCTCCCCGGCCGGGCCCTCGGGGGTGACCTCAACGCCAACCGGCCCACCCTGCTCGGGGAACGGGGGATAGAGCTAGGGCTCCCCGGCCGCTCCGGTGCTGTGGTCTCCACGGATCAGCTTCTGGCCGCCAGCCGCGCCGCCCTGCGGGGCTCCTCGCGGCCCGCCATGACCGACCTGCAGCGAGCCGTGGAGGCCAGCGAGCCCATGAGCCTCGGCGAGCGGGCCCCGATCCTGACCCAGGCGTGGCAAGGCACCCGCGCCGGGCTGCGGAACCCCTTCACCGCCGCCCCGAGCACGCCCCGCCGCGTCACCCTGGAGCCGGGAGCCCCCCTCGACATTCGAATCGACGGTCGCATTCGCGAAGGAGTACCCACCGTCACGATGGAGCAATTCGAACAAGGAATGCGCCAAACAGCCGAGAAGACTCAGCAGCAAATCTTCCGCGACATCAAGAACAATCCGTCAGTGCGAGAAGCACTCGGCCTCGGGGGACGCTGATCCATGGCCATTCGAATCGGCTGTTATCTCCAGTTCGTCGATCAAGACACCCTGGCCATGGTCGGCCCCTCTTGGCAGAACATCTTCATCGGACAGACGCGATTTTACGACTCGACATTCTTTCTCTTCGCACCGTTCAATATCACCGACACTGCCGGTTCATCCGGTGGCGACCGGGCGGAATCACGGATTGTCGCCAACCTGAACCCTGTTGCTGACAACGTGTTTGCGTCTGCGCGTCTGAACCGCTGGCTCATTCGCGCACGGTTCATTCGGATCGACACGATCAACAATGTCGAAGTGAACGAGTATTCCAATCAGCTATGGCGGATTGGGCCAATCAGTCGCCGAAACGAGATCGAAGTGACCCTTTCATCACCCCTCGACGCTGTAAGGGCGGACGCTCCATCTCTGAAGCTCAGTGCTAAAATGACGGGGTCAATTCCTCAGTCCGGGGCACTGATTCTTACCTGAAATGAACGTCGCTGCTACTGCGAAACCGAACTACCAACTCGGTACAGCCGACTGTCTGATTCAGGTTCTGCAGATACTGAAAGAGCACAACCAGCCAGCCCCCGAGATCGATCCCCGGTGGTACGAACTCGCGAGAGAGCACAACTGGAAAGCGATCGTCGATCTCGTCATTGCGGGAACAGATCCGGCAGACGGCTCACAGGATTTCGACGTCGTCCTGTCGCGAAAGGATTTCGAAAACCAACGCTGGTACGCAACTCCTCTGGGATTCGGGGTGCGAGTCGGTAACAGGATTATCACAAGGCTCCCGCAAAGAGGCTATATGGAATTCCCGCTGAACGTGGAGATCGCCAATCCTTACTGGTTCCGTTTCCGAGCGACATGAGATTCAAGCCGCTGCGAGAGCCACTGTCGCCAGCAGATCAGTACATCGCTGATCTGCTGAAGATCAGCGACGAGGATATGCGGCAGTTCAACGCAGACGTTTACCGTCTGGCGCAATCGCAGCCACCTGCAGCCGTCACTTGCGAACTCGGAACGATCGCAACCGTCGCGTCGATCATCTCAACCGGCAGCAGCATCATTGCTGGATTCCTGCGCCCACCGCAGCCGAAAAAGCCCCCCGAGATCGTCACCACCCAGAACGAAGGGGAAACGATCACTGAAACAGACAGAGTCATTCCCCGACCGGGCTTTGATTCTGTCCAAGAGGTTGCACCTCTCCAAACCACGATTCCACTGATCTGCACACGAAGAGAGTCCCTACCAGCCAGCGGCGATCTCCCCGCAGGCTTCTACGGTGGCGTGCGTGGCAACATGCTCGTTCTCTGGAGCCATCTCGAAAGCCGAGGCGGCTCACAGATGTATCGAGGCGTCTACCTCCTCGGCGTCGAAGAGATCGACCAGATCGATCCGAAAGGTTTCGCCATCGGCAACAACCCGGTCAGCAGCTTCGATCTCGGGAGCACGATCGCAAACGACTCCTCCTCGCGGATCACGATCTATTTCAAGCGCGGAACTGGCCGTCTCGCAGGCACTGATCGAATCTTCGGCCGAACCAGTTCCAACGACTCCGGCAATTCCGAAAACGCAGGCGGCCCCGACGTGTTCTGCGTTCGAGGCGACAACGACGCAATCATTCCGGCGTTCAGCCAGGCAATCACACCTAGCACGACGATCCCATTCGGTGTCTTCGGGTTGATCCCGAACAACTTCGGATTCCGAATCAACCCACGATTGCGACCTACGCGAAACTTCTGGGCCCGCCCTTCGGACGATGATCTGATCGCTGACCCCGAGGACGATCCGGCCGCGACGATTTCAATGTGGAAGGCCAAGAGAATGTTCTCTGGCCGCTCCGGTATCGTATCAAGCACAGCCGCAGGTGTCGATATGATCGACGTCGCAGTCGGCGACACGTTCACCTACCGACTCGACAACACCAGCGACGTTGACACAAAGTTCCGGGTCAACGCCTCAAACAGCGATCAAACCGAAGACTCCGAAGAACTTTGCGGTGAAGTCGGCGCCGCCGTCGCTTCGCGTCAGCGCGAGGCAGACAACCTACTGAACCCTGGAGAAGTGTTCAAGGCGGGATCCTGCCTCGCTGTGCTCGAAGCCCGCGACCCCGAGGACGGAGTCTTCATCTCCGATGGCGATCTGCGGCCGAGCACCGACGGTGTTCCGATGGAATACATCTTCCGCGTTATCCGCGCCGGGAAGATTTACCTTTCGGCACCGTCTGAACTCAATCCCAGCGAAACATCAAACACGGTGTTTCCACCACGGATCACATCTGACATTAACTGGGATTGGACTGCTGTTGATTCCGGCCCCCGCTACAGCACCGCAACCAGCCGTCCACAGATCTTCCGCTGTGCAGTCAGTGACTTCACGATTTATCGCGAAGCACAGATCATTGAACTCAACATCAAATCCGCTGTTGGCACCCGAGCCAGTGGGTTCTGCAACATGCGGGACGCGCCCACGATCAAGAACATCAACGAGAACGCAGGCGGCGAAAGCAGCAACGAAGTTATCGAAGGTGGGACGAAATTCGATGTATCGATCTTTCAATCAGGCACGATCTCTGTCAGCATCGAGCGCTACAGCTTCTTCCGTCTGTACTACCGGGCTGAAGGTGCATCCACCTTCATCGCTCTACCCGAACTCTACGGTGTTCGCGGGAGCAATCGCGAAACTCAATACAACTATCTTCGCCTTGTGATGCCATCGAAGTCCCGGTGGCAGTTTCGGATCGAGCCCATCACCGGATGGGAAATCCGCAGCGGTGAAGCCACCGGCAACCTCTGCGTCCTCGACGCGCGAGTTCCCGACATTCGCAGCATTCCTGGAACGGTGAAGGTCTCGTACTCGGGGGATGCTCCGGTAGCTCGCTCGCAGCCCATGTTCGCCATGAATCGGATCGAGCCGCTGTTCGATCTGGGGCTCGGCTGGACCGAAGGCGGCGCCATGACCGATCCGTGGGGCGGTGTTGCTGAAGCGTTCGTCTACAACGAAATCACCACCAGCGCTGGCGAAGGCCCCGAGCACTCGGTTGCTGGTATCAATATCATCGAACCGAACGAAACTCCACCTCAGTACGACAATTTCAGCAAAGTCGGCTGGAACGTTCAATCTTCGACAGAGTTCAACCAGCTCGCGCAGCCGTCTGCCTATTACTACGGCGGCACGCGAATGCGGCGACTCCTGGATGGTACGCCAGGGCCGACACATCTCATGCCTGATGTGTATCTGAATCTGTTGCTCAACAGCCTCTGGGGGCGTGGGCAGCAGATCAAAGAGGCGCAGATTGACTTCCCCTCCTTTACCGCTGCCGCGCAGTGGTGCTTCGATCGACGCTACTTCTTCGATCAGATCATCGCTGAACCACGGAATATCCGTCAATGGGCTGCAGATACCGCAGCAGCCATGCTGCTCGTACCCAGCGAGATAAACGGCAAGTTCTACCTCAAACCTGCGATCAGCTTCGATCCTGTTCAAATCAAAGCTCAATTCACTGCAGGCAACATTCAGAAGAACACATACAGAAGGAATGACAAAGACCCGGAAGAGAACCTTCCGGTTCAGATCAGCGGGCGTTGGCGGCAGGAGCGTGCATCAACGAACCTCGCAACACCTGGGCTCTTCTCCGTTCAGCGAGAACTCCTCCTCCGTGAATCAGTAGCACTGGACACTGACCCTGTCCAGCCCCTCGACGTCTCACCATTCTGCACATCTCGCCATCATCTCGTCGATGCTGCGAAATTCACCACACGGTTTCGGCGAATCGTAAGTCATGCAGTCAGCTTCGAAACCACGTACGCAGGGCTGAACTACGACGTTCAGCCTGACGACCATATCCAGCTCGATTATGAAACCACGGCTGATCCGTCTCTCGCGAACGGAGCCGTTCTCGAAAATGGTTTACTTCTAAGCACCCGTCCACTGGATGACGGTAGCTACACTGCGTATGCCTGGACGCCAGGTAACAACGCAGGACCACAACTCACAACGATGCACGTCACAGACGATGGGCGTACTGCATCTCTACCCAACAATAGTGTCTTCGCGCTTGTTAATCCGGTTCAAGCTCCACCCATCTACAGAGTGCGAAACATCACTCCTACACCCGATGGACGTCAACAGTTTGACGTGATCTACATGCCTGTGGACCCTGTGACCCGAATCCAAGAGATCGCGAAAGACTGGAATGATCCTGGCGCGTGGATCATCGAGGAGTAAGCCATGGGAGTTCCATTTCCAGCGATCAAACCTGTCAGCCGGACATTCACGCCAGCAGAGTATCAGGTTTCCAGCAGTGAAGCTCAGAACGGTGTCGTGTCGTTCAGAGAATGGGGAGACAAACCCTCGAAAGCTCTTCTCGACCTCGGGTTCGACAACAAGCTCGATGCTGTGACCGCTTCGCTTCTCAGGGTATACCGCGAGTCGCGAGCCGGTTTCATCGCAGGTGGGCTAATCCTGCCCCCCGAGATCTTCTCAGGCGACGGTCCAGAGCTTGATACCGTTCGCGATGATGACATCGAAGGACTCATCTGGCGGTTCGCATCTCGACCACCTTTCCGTTCTGTCTACAACCGTATTCATACCATCCCAGTTCAGCTCATAGGCGAGCTTAGAATGGACTGACCGTGGACCTATTCCAATGACTGTTCGCTCCTCGATTGACGCAGAAGTCCTCTGGAATGGAATTCGCGTCGCGAAAATCATCGACGTCCAGATGGACACTCAGCGAACCATGGCGCCAACCACTGCGCTTGGAGAAGCTGACGAAACCGTACTCAAAATGGGAAGGCGAACTCCCGGCTCGGGGACACTCCTTTACGACCCCGAGGACGCAGCCACAATCTCTTTGGTGGAGTCGATCTACGACGATACAACCTCGGAGCCTCTGGACGTCCTCACGATGGTTCTCGATACCAAGAACGGGAAATTCGTTCGTGGAAACGCTGCCATCAGTTCCATCCAGATCGGAACGCGAGTCGGCGATCTGATCTCAGTGCCTGTGTCTTTCGTGATCTCCGGTAAGCCCGAACGGAGGCACTGATGGCACTTACAGGCTTCGGCGGTAGCATGAGAATCGCGCGGAAGCTCCCCGAGCCCGTTGTGATCCCCTACGGCGAAATCACGTTCAACAGCAACACAAACACTGTCAATATCGAACGAAATACGATCTACGTCAGAGACCGGAGGTACTGGACCGGAGACAGGGTTTACGTCGCGTCTCCTGCTGGGCTGCCGTGGGATGAGAACAACGATGGATTCGCCGACTGCAACGGCTTCGGAGCCTTTCATGGTTCCGCGCTTGACCTCGGACCGAACACGGCGCGGCTGAATAGCCCCTCGTCAGTCTGGTTTCCCTCCTCAGGTCCAGCATTCCCTCAACTGGCCTCCAACCTCGTCACAAACAGCGCAAACGTCTATATCCACAGAGATCGACTCGATCGAGTGAGTTTCTACCGTACGCGGACAGCCGCCATGCGTGGAAGACTCACTGATCGCATTCCCCTTTCAGCCGTCGATTTCGGCCTCCTGACCCTTGCCCCAGCAGGTACGGCGCCCTATCAAAACGCCCTTTTGAGGTGCATCGGACAGGCGTTTTCGTACGACGCTGGCGATATTCGAGATGAAGTCACCCTTGCCAGCATCTGTGACTTCGCCCCCGAGTTCGCCTCCCCCGTTGCAGGCACCGGAGCCTACAACAACGCTGACGTCGTCGAACGCGACTACATCGGCGAAAAGAACTGGGAAGTCGTCATGGAACTGGGCAAGTGGGATCTCAAAACATCGAAGAAGGAAGTCTCCACCAGTGCGATCGGCGAAATGTTCGGTGAGTCCCTGGCCGCCATTATCACCGGGGGCGGAACCTGTGACTTCTTCATCGAACGAGAAAAAAGCACACCTGGATTCTCTCCTCTCTCCCTAATGCGAACAGTCCTCGTCCTCGAAAAGGCTGAAGACGGGTCCGCTCAGTTCATCATCGACAGCAACGCAACCAACAACGGCCGACCCTGTGACCCAACAATCGACGGCTCGATCTTCTACGAAACCAAGATCCTGATCCTCGACATCTCTACCAACACCGCAGCAGAAGATGTGATCGTTGGTTCCATGGCGTTCGCAACCTTCGGCGAGATTGTACTAATCGCCGGGGACGACCCTACCGACGAACTGTAGACTTAGGCCAGACCTGTAGTTGTGCCGTGGTCCTCCTCCGCTTCCCCCCTGGGGGCTCACCGCTGGCCAATATCTCAAGCGCTGATCTTGTTGATCAGCTAACAGCAATCCTGACAGGAATGCGTCGCATTTTCGGCGATGCAGATTTCGCGACCTCGGGGATCGAAGATACTCTCCTCTCTTCCCGCTTCGCCTGCTACGTCTCCCCCGAGTACGGCAGCGATGACGTCGTCTTCGGAAACTACAACGCAGATCGTCAGATTCTCAACCAAGAGTACACCTGTGGGTACTCGATGCAGCGACCGTTCAAGTCGCTCGCACGCGCATACGCAGAAGTCGCTCGTCGCTCGATCCTGGCCGGAGCCTCCAACGACATTCACGATCGCGCAATTATCATCGTTGACATCTCGGACGGGTTCATTTTCAACGGCACGGGCGCACCGACTGTGAACCCGTGGGTCGAAGGTCCAGTCACCGACGATCAACTGCGAATGCTGAATGACGCCACCCGCCCCGGTCTGATTCACCCCCGAGGGTGTTCCGTCGTCGGTGTGGATTACAGGCGTTCCGTGATCCGCCCGCTGTTCGTTCCTGCAGGCACCGGCAGCGCGATCACAGGCCGCGCCCCGATCATCCGCATGACGGGCGACGGCTACTTCTCCAACTTCACGATCAAGGATAATCCAAGCGTTCTCTCTTCTCACCATCTCGTCCACACGCACGAATTTGTCAGTCAGGCAGACCTCGTCACCTACTACAACAAGATCGCCATCGCGTTCGGGCTGACTGGTGCTGACGTCGTCAATCCTGGTGAGACGGAGATCGTCGGCCCCTCTCCTGACGGAAACCCGATCGCGGGTGTGGACACGGTCAAAAACGCCAGTCCCTACATCTTCGGCGCCGCGCTCCGTTCCGAATGGGGAATGTGCGGTCCCCTGGTCGATGGTCGCGTTGCCACGGGCTTCCGTTCCATGGAAGCAGCCCAATACACAATCATCTCCCTCCAACGCGACCTGGCGGCCTACCAGAAGTTCTCCGGTGGCAACTGGGTTGACATCGTCGATTTCAACGACTACATCAACACGAACATCAACGATCTACGATACAAGACCTCGGGGAACGCAGATCTCATCACAGGTGGAACCTGTCCTCTCGACTATCGCCATTTCGGGTTCAAGCAGATTGGCGATGCCTTCATTCAACTCGTTTCGGAATTCACCATCGGAACCGCCGTTCACCATTGGGGCGCGGCTGGTTCTGACTCGGATCTGTCGAACTGCAACTCGGCTTTCGGTGGCGTCGCCACGATGGCCCACGGCTTCCGAGGGATCGGCACTGCCGGGGGCGCATATCCCCAGGATCAAGGCATCCTCGGTATCGCCGTTCGCCGTCCACTCGAATTCCCGACAAACGGCTCGAATCTGCGGCAGATCACTGTGGGCCGCATGGCCTCCAGCGCGAGCTACGTCACGGACGGCACCGGCACCTATCTGCGGCTCTCCGCACCGTTCGACCCCACAGCATTCCGCCGTACGAACGACGCCTCGCTGCAGCAGAACCACTACATCTGGATCGACAACGGAGATCCGAACTCGGGGCCTGGTTCTGCCACGAACCGGGCCTTCCCGGTCTACGCGCAACTCGCAGCGGTCCCCTGGAACCCAGCCTTCCCTGATCGCATCTACGTTCAGCCCGTCACGAACAACTCGATCGGCCAGGCGGACGGTGCGGGCACACCGGCCAACCTCACCGAACTACATGACAACCGGGTGTATATCCGGCGACTGGTCGATACGCGCGTCCCTGAAGAGCGTGAATACGGCATCATCTGCTCGTTCTCCGATACCGCAGCCACCCGCCGTCCTCCGGGCAACTTCATTCTCCGTCTCGGGAATCGTGGCTCCGTGGGAGCGCAACTCGACCCAGCCAACGGCACCGACGAAATCTACATCGTTACCGAAGTTCTCAACGTTACAGTCGCTCAACCCGTCGCCTCAACCAACTATTTCAAACTGCTGATCCGTTCAGGCGATCAAGGCGCGAACTATTCGAGCAGCACGTTCTATCGCCCTGCGATGCCTGTTGCCTTGGGTAACCGTGTCTATCGTTCCGGTGCAGAACAGAAGAACGTTTCGCCCCCGAGCGCGACATGGGTCGGCGCCGCGCTGCCGTTCGCCACATCGCGTGGTCAAGAGAACCCCCGCAGTCAGATCGCACCGCGCATAATCCTGGATAAGGATCTCTCCAAAGATCGCACCAGTACCACTCTCGGTATCAACTTCGCGACCGACGTTGACTATCTGGATCAGGTCCGCTCGGCGGTTGACTTCATCGCCATTGCGACATTCATGAATAAACTCGGCTACAGCACAGCGAATCTCGGCTCGACCGGATCTTCGCTGGCTGGCACGATTCTTCAGCCGCAGCCCGCCACCACCCGCGATTGGGATCCCACCGCCGCCCCGAGCCCGACACCCAGCGGCAAACTCACCTCGAAGATCGCCTGGCCGCTCGAATTCAACAAACCATCCCTGATCGAAGCACGAAACCAGATCTACCGTTACATCGGGCTGACGAACTACAGCAAGGCGCTTCCGAAATACCAACGCTTCGCGTTGGAAACGCAGTTCAAGATCGAAGCTGTCTCGATGAGCATCTTCGGTGGACGGTCCTACGCGGACGGCTCTATCGAAAACGGCCTCACCATTCAAGGTGACAAGCTGATCGATCTCGCCACCGGAAGGGATACCACAACCGAATCCGCCGGTATCGGAGAATTCGACCGAGATACGATCCTCCCAAGCATCTTCAACGGTGACTACACGATCACCGGAAATCTCGACATTCAGAACAACCTCGTTGTTGGAGGAGATGCGAGTATTCTCGGAGAGTTTTCTGTAGGTAGCATCGCTGCCCTTGATTATGAATTGGAAGTTCTGGGCCTACTTGGGCTTCCAGTTCAAAACACCGATCAGATTCTGATCAATCGTGGTGGGCAATCGTTCAGGGTATCTGTCGCAGATTTTCGATCCAACAGTCGATTCGAATTTCTCGGCATCGGACAAGACCCCGAGGCCGGATTCGAACTTGCAATCACAGGTTCAGTCAAAGGAAGCGCAACCGACCTCGGGGCAGGAACTGCAATCGACTGTCGGGTCAATAACTGGTTCACCCGAACAGTGGCAGGTAACGTCACTCTGACGTTCACGAACGCACCTGCTACCGGAAACTACTCATTCGCATTAAGGGTCAACTATACCAGTGGTATTATCACGCTGCCTACATCTGTGCGATGGAGAAACGGTATTTCACCCACATTCATTGCCAGTCGCGTTTACATACTGGTTTTTGTCACTGATGATGGCGGTACGACTTGGAGAGCCACCTCCCAGGAGTATCTGGGATGACACTGCCAGGGTATCTACAAAGATTGAGTGCGGGTGGTGGAGTAGAATCCATCTCTCAGATTCTTTATTCTGGCTTCAAAGTTGCAGGAGCCGATTCAAGTATCACAGTTCCGTTCACAACAACACCAAGCGAACCTACACAGTTTCGCGAAAGGCAAAGAATTCAATACCTTACTCCTGGAACAACCGGAGACACAAGCCAC